TAGGGTAGGAACTCAACTAGGTTAATATTGTTAGCCTTAGCATAGCTTTTAGTAATCTGATCAACTCCTTTAGCCCCTCCTGATAGTATAACAGGGGTGCCAACTACATGATCTTTCATAAATTTGTCTAGAATAGGGATAACAAACTCAGCTTTATCTATACTTCTACTCCCTATAATACATATTTTCATGGCAAAGGCTTTTCTTTACACCATTGTAGCCTAATTATTCCTATATCAAGAATAATATAATGAAAATCAGAATCTTCTATATACTCAATTCCAAAACTTAACCCTGCAATTAGTTCTATTCCAAGTAACATATAATATCCTTTTCCATTAAATTTCACAACTTCCTGCTGTGCAGGCAAGTATCTGTTGTCCTATAGTATTATCTTCAACTTCAAGAAAGTCAGACCAGTCAAGACTAGAAGGAGTTTTAGATACAAAATCATTATAAACTTCTTCTGTACAATCTTCATAGGGAGCTTGTTGATAGCTGTGATTAGAGTGTGGTAAGAAAGATACTCCACTTATCTCATCAAAATGTTTCCATACCCATGCTCCAACTTCAGGCCAATCATTATCTTTAACAGAGATAGTAACTGATGGTTTATGTTCACACCAGTATCTTTGATAGAGTAGCCAAATTTCAAGCTGTTCAATAGCTGTCTTATCATTTCTAAATATAGCATTTTTAGGAGCTTTAATAGGGAAACTAAAGATAGCTGTTGAGTCTTTATTACTTACATCATCTTCTACTTGTACTCCTTTATCTTTTAGGTATGTGTAAATAGGGTCCTTTTTATCCATACGAATGCGTCTAATATAAAAAGGGTTGTGTCTAGCATGAATGCCACTAGCACTATCCACCAACTGACTGACTGTTCCGGAAGGTTTAACACAAGTGATAGAAGTAGAAGTAGGAATACCAAATTTTTCAGCAAATTCTTCATTAGTTTTTCTTGCGACATCTCGTAACTCCTCTAACATTTTAGGATCAGGATTGTTAGTAACTTTAGCATCCATAATTCCTGTTAAGCTTACGCCAAGTAAGCGTTCTTCTTCTGTATTTTTTTTCCATTCAGAAGATAGAAATTGAAAATTAGTTAAGGTAGACTGGATAGTTCCGAGAATTGTAGCAAGTCTGACCTTACGGATAAGGGTATCTCTGGTATCGTTTGCTCGTACAACCACTTCCGTAAGATTGCAGAACTGTTTATCACGGAGGATAATTTCTGAGCATGGATTGGTTCCGTAGCTGAGAGTTGAATCTCGTCTTCCCCACTTATTTGCTTGATTCTGAGCAGCAACACGATTAAAGATTCCTCGTTCACCTGACTTTGACTTAACCAAACTGAGCCATTCTTCCATGAAAGTTTCACTATCGGGTTTTTCTGTGTATGCGACAGAGTTATTGGCAAGTCTTCTATGTGAATTATCATTCCACCATGCTCCTGTTTTAGCATCACGCATACGTTTATCAGTGAGATTAGATAAAGAAATAAGAGCAGATCGTCTTACTCCCCCAACTACTACTACATCACCAATCATACACATAATGTCATGTACTTCTATTGATTTTAATTTACGTCCTTGTGCTTGTTTAAATGTTTCTACTACAAAATCAAATAACTTTTTAAGAGGATCAGGCCCACTAGCCCTACCACCAAAAGTTTTTAGTCTATCTCCAGCAGGTCTTACTTTACTAAAGTCAAAAGTAGGTATATCTCCTTCCCATAAGGAAGAAAGAAGTTTTTTAAATGCTTTAGCCCAACCTAATTTACTATCTTCTACAGATATAATATCATCACAATATATTAACTCATGGGGTATTTCAGGAAGTTTAGCAATCTCTTGACGTTCACAAGAGAATCCCACTCCTGTACCATTCATTAGTATATATAAAGTTTCACTAAAAGCTCGTTTATTATTAACAGCAATATAACTACAATTATAAGCAGCGATGTTGTCTCGTTCACAGGCTTCTCCAGCAGTCATTAATAGCCTCATTGAAGGCATTATCTCAAGTTTTTGAATCCCTTTTTGTATCTCATTCCAATCATCAGTAGACAATGTAACTTTAAGTTTTAAGTAGGCTACTAATCTTTCTACTGTTTCATCCCATGTTTCTCTTCTATTTAAACTAGGTATATATCTTGCATATCTACTCATTGCAATTACTTCTTGGTATAAACTTGGCAAACTACTCATATGTATCATATTCCTCTAATTCGTTATCTGTGTCATCTAGTAATTTATCTAGATTTTCTTCTATTTTATCTTGAAATTTGTTTACAAGTTCTTCAGAAGAAATATCTAATAGTTCTAAAAGGGTTGTTTCATCAAATTTCTTTAGATCTTCACATAGTTCTTGAAAAGTACGTTGCATTAAGTGCTTTCACGAGTATATGATGACCGACTATCATAGTTTGGGGGTAAATTGTCATTAGATGAATCAGAATCATAAGCAATAGCATCAGAAATGGGTTTAATAGTTTGTTTTTTATTAAAAATCTTATCCCAATTGTCAGCATATTTTTTTGTTGTTACTTTAGACACTAATCTAGCTCCTGTAATTTCATTTTGATCTACCATTATCTATTTTCCAATTCAAATTCCTTAATTAATTCTATAAAATGTATTGCTTTATCTAAATCTTCTACTCCACCTTTATCTTTCCATCTACATAAATATTTAATTGCTGTAGCTTCTAAATAAGGTATCTCATTGATATAATTAAAATAAGCAGGTTGTATCTTAAATTTCTTATAGTGTTGCCCACCTACTTGTATCTCACTTGCTTTCATTTAAACTCCTTTATTTAATCATCAATACAATCACAAGGTAATTCAAAACCTATTAAAGGTAATTCTTCTTTATTAGTATCTAATAATACCATTTCTTCCCAAGAATGTCTTCTACCAAGTCCTTTTATAGTTGTTAAATTTTCTGCATTTTTTTCAATTTGTAAAGCTCTTTTAAACAATTTTGGATCTTCTTTAGATAAGTTAATAACTTCTTGTTTACGTGTAGAAGGGCAAAAAAAACAAGAAGATTTTTTTGGAGGAGTTAATCCAGCATTAATTATTGCTTTTAAACATTCTTCTCTATCCCAATTCCAATCTATTAAAGGATATTCATAATCATATTTTAATTCTTGACGATTTCTTGTTATTGTTTTTTTTATTCTATGGGATTCTCCAGCATCATATCCAATATATTGTACTGCTTTTAATCCTGCTTTCCAACAAGTAATTGTTTCTTTCCAATGATTAAGAAATTTTTGTTGTGGTTGAACTTTATGTTTTTCACTACAACTTTTAAAACCATAAGCTATAGAAGGTAAAACCTTTCTTCTTAAACATTCTTCTTCTAGAGTCTCTCTACTACCATCTTTTCTAACTTTTTTAACTATTGTTATAGTAGGAGCATTATGTTTCTTTAACCAAGTATTAAATAGTGTAATATGATCATATGTATATTGATGTTCTCCCCCAGTATCTGCAAATAAAATTAAATCAATTGGTTTTTTTAAGTTAATTAATTCTATAATCATAGCTGTAGAGTTAACTCCACCACCAAAAGCTACAATATGTGGAATTTTATTCATAATTGTATCTATTATACCAAAAATTTAGCATTTTGTCAACCAAAATGTTTAGAACTTAATTTTAAATTATCACATATATCTTTTGAATAAATAGCAAACTTTTTTTCATGTTGATTATAATCAGTATGACCATTATAAAATAGATGAAGATGAATCATTTCATGTAAAAGAGTATCACATATTTGATAGAAAGTACCACATTCAGTTGATATTTGTATTCTCATTGGGAATGGAATAAACATACCATAGTTATCAGGATCCTCAACAACTTCAAATGTAACCTTTCTTGCTGGTGGCATTCTTAAAGCATTAAATGGTGGTAATCCTTTAAAACAATCATATAATTTTCTTAAATTTTTTTTATGTAATATCATTTTTATTTTCTTTAACGTAATTTAAAGGATAGCCATTAAAACTAACATCAACACAACTATTACAAACCAATAACAAAGCGACTACTATCATATTTTTTAACATTTGTAACCTTAATAATATTAGCAGTATCTGCTATAAGAGGTGTAATAACTA